CCCCGGCCCTGTACCACCGCTTCGACCGGATTCTCAAGCGAGCTGGCCTGCCGACGGATCGGTGGAGCAAGTTCCACCGGATCAGGAAGACGACGGCCTCCTATTACGAGGCTGCCGGCGGCAACGCACAGTCGCTGCTTGACCACTCGTCGCCCGCGGTGACGAGGCGATACCTTGATCCGCGGATCGTGATGCCGGAGATCGGCGATGCGCCGTCGCGGTTGCCGAAGGTTGTCTAGCCAGCCAACTCCGGCGTCCTCGGCATCTCGCGGCGAACCTGAGTCCAGTCGATGTATGCCTTGGCGGCAAGGTCGAGCGTCCGGTGGCCGAGATGGTGACGGGCCTTGCCAGGCTCCCTGATCTCGATGTGGGTCGCCCCAGAGCGTCTCAGCCATTTGCTCGAGCCGCCGACGCCGCAGTCGTCAAGGAACTTCCGCATGATCCGCATCTGTTGCCGCTGGCCGCAGACCCAGCCGAGCACGGTGCCGTCGGGAGATACGGCGAGCATCTCGCGGACGGCGGCGATGCAGGCTTTCGTGAGCACCTTGTTGATCGGATCGCCGGTTTTGTGCTGCGTCCACCGGAGCGCGTCGCCATCGAAGTCTTCGGCCCGCAGCGAAAACAGGTCGCCGCGGCGGGCGCCGGCCTCATAGCCAAGCAAAACCCAGCACCGCAGGAATGACCCCAGCCTCGCACCGCTGCGGAGCACGCCCGTCATCTCGGCCGTTCTGGTGAGCAGTAGTCTGCATTGCTCCTCAGTCCACGCCTTCGTCGGCTTCCTGATCGGCTTGATGCGGAGGATGCCCCGCGGCGGCTGCTCGACGAGCTTGTTGTCCCACGCCCATCGCCAGAGGCAGAGCAGGATCGTCCGCTCCGTCTTCGCCGTGATCGTCGAAACCGCCTGCAATCTGGCCTTTAGGTAGGCGTTGATGCGGTCGGCCGACAGCTCGCCGCACTTCTCGGCGACTCGTGTGACGTTCTTCTCGTGCTGCGCCGAGACGTTGCGGGCGGCGAGATATTGCTTCGCCAGGGCAGTCAGGCTTTCCATGCCGTGCTCCTTCGGGTTGTGGGAGTCAGTAGGGTATCAGCAGCGGCGGAAGACGCAAGAGGCGGGCTGGATATCGCCGCTGTATGGTCATACCCGTTTGGGTATAGCCGCACTTTCGCTCAGTAACGCACTGGCATCCTGCTCAGGATGCCGCGAATCGCACTTGCTCGCTCATCCGCACCTTCGGCCTGCGAGCGGACTGGACCTTCCCACTCGGCCCACTTCAGGGCATCGTGCTCGGCTGGCGTCAGCGATGCCAACTCCAGCAACTGCTCTAGGCAATGCCTCGCGTCCACCATGACATTGCCGACCTCGCGTTCGCGGTCGGTGTTCCAAGGCCCGCCAGCCAACCGCTTCAGTTCTGCGATCACGCGGTCAACGGTGGGGAAGTCGCTCATCGCTCTCTCTGCGGCGTGTACTGTCATGTTCTTTGACAGAAAAACTATCGCGGACTTCTTACCGAATCCATATTGGCAATCCGACGTTTTTCGTCGTTTTGCCGATACGATTCGGGCTTTCCCGCTCGGGCTGATTCCCGCCGTGGCGGCCGGATTGTCCCGCTCGGTGCAGCCTAGCGGACCCGTCAATCGGGTCAACGCTCGTCTGCGTTGGCGATCCGCTTGGCGGCCTCTGGATCGAAGGCGTCGGCCCGGCCCAGGTCGAACCAGAGCGGGTAATGGCGAAGGAGCCGCCTAGCCTCCTCGCGGACGGGCGTCGGCACTCCCTTGATGCCGCCGTTGTAGGGCGAGGTCAGCCGCAGGAGGAAATCCTGCGTGCTCAGGACGGCTCGCGTTCGCTCGTGCGGGAGTGTCATTTTCCAGATTCCAGAATTGCGAAAGCCCGGCCGCAGGCGTTGCAAAGCCACTGGGGCGGCCCACTCGTCGCCTGTCCCTTTGTATCGGGCCGCGCACGTCTCGCCCCTGCCCGCCGCCAGCCTGCACAAGGCGATAGCTCCAGTGTGGCACTGGGCGACTGGCGGAAGGCTTAGTGTTCGGTACTACCTAATTTACTACGCAGTTCGCTCCGATCCTACGCAGTTCCTGCGCGACAACACCTACGGTGAGTAGCGTCGTTCAGGACAGCCGCTCCAGCAGCCCGCGCAACGAGGCGGCGTGGTTTGTGTCAAACATATGCAGTGCGTTCAGCTCAATAGACGCCACGATAATCGCCTCACGCTCTTGGTCGGTGAGCCGCATCCCGTCGATCTCGGACGCGGCCCGCTCCAGTTGCTCCCGCCACTCCTTGCCTATTCGCTCAACCGCAGCGACGGCCTCATCGCCGCCGTTGTGGATCGTGATGTGCAGGTCTTGCATTTGTCCCATTAGACCGTCTAGGGCGCACTACGCAGCTGCTCGCGTCTCCAAGATGTGCCGCATAGCCTGCTCGCCAACGTGGCGAGTGTAGGCCGGCGGAAAACCTTCCTTGAGTTCGTCCCAAGGGATAACGCGATCCACTCCCATAGCCTGGATGCCTTCCTGCTCCGTCTTCGCAGTCGAACCGCCAACGACCAGCTTGCCGGTCTTGCGGTCGATCCCCTTACAGGTGTCGCCCATTCGGTGGTAGACGCCCACTGGCTTGCCCTGCTGCGAGTGGAAACAGCCAGAGCCGACGAGCGGAAAAGACGCTAGGAAAAGCCGGTGGCGGCGAACCTTCAGCCCATAGGCCGATCCGCACTCAACGACGGCATCTTCCATACCTGGGGCACCGGGCACATTTTCCACCACCCACGGAATGTCATAGGTGCGAAGCAGCCGCAGCGTCGGCGTCAGCAGGTCGCCGTACTGGCTGACGCCGCCCTGTGCAGCTCGGAGGTGCTTCGCCCGCGTGTGCAGCTGGCACGGCGGCGAGGCGTGTATGAGGTCGAACTGCTCTACGAACTTCCTGTCGGCCAGAACGCCGAGAGCGCTGCCCCATTTGAACTGATACGGGTATCCAGGGCGGATGACTATGTCCACGCCTGTGACATCGAAGCCCGCCTGGGCGTAACCGTCGCCGGCCATCCCTGCGCCACAAAAGAGATCAAGCACTCGCATGCCCGCAGCCTATGCGATGGGTCAACTAGGTCAACGCTCGTTCAGCCCCGCGCGTCTGTACTCTGTGGGTGTAAAGTCACTCACCCATCGGCGGATCGGGCGGCAGCAACGCCACCGCTTCGGCCCAAGGCAGCACCTCTACCGCCGCGTTCAGGACGTTTTTGTCCGCTGCCTCCCACATGGCGTGGAGCAGGCCACCGGGTTCGATCTCAGTCAGAACGTCGGCGCACAGCATGAGCCGCCCATCGGCCAGCACGCTAGGCACCGGCACGCATTTCTGCGTGCCATGCTGGGCGTGTAGCTCCGCGAGCCGACCGGCAAGCTGCGGCGTGAACACCAACGCCAACTGGCGGGCGTCTTCGTAGCTGATCGGGAGCGTCAGGTCACCCAACTTCATGGGATCGCGGCTCCGATGGCGTTGTAGAGCGTAGTCAGGCGTGAGTCTAAAGCCGCGAGCGATAGCGATTCGCCAATGGAGTAGAAGGCAAGTCTCGCTACGGAATGGCTAGATGCGCCGCCTGGGGTGTTACGGGCAAAAACAAATGAGTTCCTGCTTGGCGGCGCGACGCTGGTGGCGGATGTGTTTGTGGCGTCGCTACCGAAACCGCGCGCCGTAAATGCAGACGACGTTGATCGCGCGGCCCCAAAAAAACCTGGTTGCGATGTGCGGGCTATAACTCCCGCCCCTCTGGCGTATGCGAAGTGAGTGCTGTTGAACAGCTGGAGCAAATTCCCATTGCCTGATGCAAAGTCTCCTAAGTAGTCCTGGTTGTTACCACCAGTGGTTATGTAAACAGAAAGATGGAAATTATTTTGGGGATCACTGTTGAGCGATCTGTTGCTGTCCAGGTACTTAGTCGATCCGTTTCCGACCAGCCCCGTCTTGCGGTTGTAGTCTCCAGAAACAAAGTTGAAATTAGTCGGTGCCGCCCCGACCAGCGGCGTCAACGCACCGGACAGCGTGCGAGCGCCCATCAAAATGCAGGAGGCTTTGATGGCCGACCAGATGCCGTCTGCCTTGCAGCCGATCACAAAGGCGTCGATGGCAAGCTGCGTGGCCTGTTCAAGCGGTTGCCCATCGGCTGCGTTTACCGCTGCGATGTAGGCCCGCGCGTCTGCGTCGGTGGCAAAAATTGCAGACGCCCCAGAGGCTCGCGGGCGAAGCAATCTAGGCGACATAGGCATGGAAGTGCGCTACCGTAAGGGATGTAAGGCCTTAGTTCGGCTGCGAATCCGACTCGACCGCCCTCACCGTGACGGCCCGGTCGCCGCTCTTCGGCTGAAGGGCGTAGAGCAGTTTCGTCTGCTCGGTGACGGCCTCGGCGATCTCCCGCTGCGTTTCCCTGACTTCCTTCAAAGTCAGCCGGTGCTCCTCGAGCAACGGGAGGAGCAAATCCGACCTGATGAACCAGGCCAGCGCGATCGCGGCGAGGGTAGGAAGACCCCACCTCTCCAAGATGCCGAACAGCGTATCCTTCGTTTCTGCCGTCACCTTCTGCTTCCTCCCGCTCACGTCTTGAGGAGGACGACGCAGGATGCCGACGTCGAGTTCGTGCTGGCCGACACGATCTTGATGGCCCCGCAGCCATACGTCTCGTCGGGCAGGGCGTAAATCCGCGGCTCCGTCGAAGACGCCGACAGGGTCAGGTCTGCGGCCGAGCCGTCTACCTTGCGAAGCCGGCCGAAGGTGCCATCGACGCGGTCGCTGGCCCAGAGCTGGAGCGTCGTCACGTTCGTGCTCGACGTTCCCATCAAGAGGGCGCCGCCGGCGACGTCATCCCAGCGGAGGGTCGTGGCGATCTGCGTAGCCGTCGAAAGAGTGACGGGAACGCTCTTAAACTTGCGACGAATCTTCGGCTCAGACATTTGCACCTCCCAGTGCGTTGCGGGCCTCGGCGGGCCGCTCGTGGCGTGTCACGGGTCTTATTACATTGTAACAGCCAGTAGTCTCTCGCAGTGGCGTTCTGCGGCCAGCGCCGTCATTATCTGCCCCTCGAAGGCGTCGAGATCGCCGTCGTTGTAAATCCGGCGGCTGATGTGACGCTCGTCGATGCCGGCTTCGCTGGAGTGCCTCGCCGCCTCGCCGCCGATCCAGTGCTCGGAGCGGTAGATGCGCCAGATTTTGCCCCCGGCGGCGAGGATCGCCTCGGCCTCGTCGTTGAAGCGTACGTCGCAGACCGTCACGCCGCGGCCCGCGGCCGTCCAGTGCTCGACCTGCCGCATCAGCCGGTCGATCCAGATGGTCTGGCCGACCATGCCGCGCCCCCACTCGGTTCCGAGCGTCTGGAGCAGATAGCGAGGCGACTTGCCGATGCCGGGGATCGGCAGTTCCTTCGTGGCCCGGTCTTGCAGCGTCTCGACGGGCAGGCCCGTAATGGCCGCCAGAGCCTCGTAGAGGGGCGCGGCGAGCGCCAGCGGCACGAACCCCTCCCGCTCCAGAAAAGCCGCAGCCGTCGATTTCCCGCACCCTGCCTGCCCGCATAGACCGATGATCACAGTTGCAGCTCCTTGCCGTCGAATCGAATCGTCACCCCCAGCGGCTCCGCGAGCCACCGCATCGCGATGCCAGCCTCACGCAGCATGGCCTCGGCGAACTGAATTTCCTTCTCCCACCGCTCCGGCGTCGCCTGGCGGGCGGCGACCGAGCCGACCACCTCGCGGACCTCGGCCCCGATGATCGCCCTGGCGCAGTCAGCGCAGGCGAACCACGGGCAGTAGAGCACTGAACCTCGCGTCCTAGCCCCGCAGGCGGCGGCCTTCAAGATCACGGCGCGTTCGGCGTGTTCGATCCAGCGGTATTTCTCTGGAGCCTCGAGCCGCTCGGGCCGCGACTCGACGCCCAGCGGCAGCCAGTTGGCGGCGGTGAGCCAGCGGCCGGAGTCGAGCAGGAGCGTCGCGCCATTCTGCGTGCGAGAGTCTTCGGAGTGCTCGGCGGCTTCCTCGGCCGCCTTGCGGAGCAGGAAGGTATCGTTCACGACGCCCCCCGCAGGTCGCGGTCGCACCAGATCGGCATCGCCTTCGTGACTTCGTTGCGGGAGTGGTCAATCACGACCGCGGCCTGGCAGGGAGCCTCGTGGCCGGCTTTGATGCGCACGGTGTAGCTAGAGTGGCCGATGACGCTGCCGTTCGAGACGTAGCGGCCGCCGCGGAGCCAGCCAAACGAGTGGTAGTGGCCGAAGCAGGTGAGGTCGGCGCGCCGACTCGCATCCCACGCCGAGATCGCCTTCATCGCCGGCAAGGCGAGGCCGTAGACGCCGCCGCTGTATTTGATGGAGAACCCGTGCAGGAAGCGAACCGTGAAGCCGTCGAGATCGACGTAGTTCAGTTCGCCCTCGGCCACTTGCCAGTGGACGTTCTTCCGCGTCTCCGCGGCGGCCATCGTCAGATATAGGTTCTGCTCGAAGCTGTGCTCCAGCTCTGTTTGGCAGCGCAGCTTGGGGGTGCTCCTGCCATGATTCCCGCTGGAAGTCGCCACCACGACTTGATCGGCGTTATCGCTGACGGCGTCGATGAACCGCCGCATCCTGGCGCCGATCCAGCGGCAGGCCGGCATCGGGGCAAGCTGGCTCTTCTCGGCCAGTTCCTCATGGATATGCCCACTGACGAGGTCGCCGCCGAGCCAGACGACGACGCGGCCGATGTCGGCGAGATGCCGCTCGTGCTCGAGGAGCGTGAAGAACCGCTCCTGAAGCTCGGCCAGTCGCTTCTCGCAGATGTCGAGGGAATACTGGTTCAGCCCGTTCGTCTCGGCCAACGACACAGGCTCCTCGCAGTGAATGTCGGAGAGCAGCACCATCATCGTCGCTGGGTTGCGGCGACCGCTCTTCTTGAGCGTCGGAAGCTTCTTCGCCGCCTTGATGCCCTGCATCCCGACGATCTGATCGGCCTTCGCCTTGGCGGCGTCAACCTGCTTCAGCGCCGCTTCGTACTTCCGACGCATTGTCGTCAGTTCGTCGCGGAGCCGGGCGGCCTCGGCGTCCTTGGCGATGTCGATCTCGCGGTCTAGGAATTCAGCCAGTCCCTTATCGTGCCGACGCTTTTTGGTT